CTTGTAGTGTCATTGCTAATTAACGGTTAGTTGTTAGTCATTAGTCGTTGGTTATTGTCCCCAAAACCACCATATACCCCTTACCTTGAGGTAGTCAAGGTTGCTTTGGTTGTTGTAGGCTTCCCTTTCAAAGATGATATTGCGGTAAGCCTTATCCCAATTGCGATAGCGTATCAGCTTGAAAAGAAAATCAAGGAAATACCAGATATAGAAAAAGAGTACCAGTAGTTCCTTTTGCTGTCGCAAGTGGATACGTTCGTGATTGATAAGCTCTTTATCGTACTTATCACTATCGTTACGAACGAAGATGAAAGGATATAGGGTGATTGCCCTATACCCTTTTGGCACGAGATACCTATTTACCCTTATCATTGGCTTTTGGTTTTTCAGTGCTTTCTCCTTTGATAATAGTCATACAAGCCTCGTGAATATGCTTGTACAACTCAATATCTGAGATTTGGAAATTGTTATTTTGCACGTTGAAATCGAGCTCTGTTACAGTCCCTTGAATTGGCGCGCTATAAGATCCCGATTCATTATTGCGGGTGGCTGAGAAAGCTACTGCGTATGGTTTTTGTTCTTTCTCAAATTCGTAGGAGTACATCACAACTGTGCCTTGTACTTCTTCTTGTGCGGTGATACGCGTTGTTTGTTGAATGATTTGCATGATATATAAAGTTTAAATTTATTGCGCTCCTGTGATAATTCCATTAGTTACAGTTATCTTAACATTTCCTATGTTTATTGTGCCTGAGAAACTTTTTTTACCTTTTACAAGTATATCTCCATCTCTGATGTCTATAGCAGTAGATCCTTCTGTCCCGTATCCAGCTTCTAATACAAGAGCTGCATTATAAACCCCACCTCTACTTGTTAGGTGTAAGGCTGTATGAGCTGTTCCTCCAAATCCTGATGAATAAATACTCGCAGCAGGGCGTGTACCTACAAGCTCTTGTAATTGAGCGGGGTCATTTATAATAACCTGCGTACTCCTATTTGTTACCCCTCCATAGGCTCTTATAATTCCATTGGAAGCTATGGTAAGTCCATTTGCTAACAGTCTTGTATCGCTTCCACTCTCCATTGTAAAATTGCCTATTCTCCCTTTAGAAGCGTATATACTTCCGTCCTCTGTTACGAAAAAAGGCGCTTGTTTTCTTTTATCATACGTCTCTCCTGCCCAAAAGCGCACCTCATTATTAGCATTACCTACCCCCGTGATACCTGCTTTTGCACCGAGTGTATTTCCTACAATCATCGTACCAGTGGCTACCACGTTGCCTGCTATCTGTGTATCGTTAAGGAAGGCAGTCTTTTGGTCAAGTTTGCCGATACGCTCATCAGTTTTAGCCTTGTTCTTATTTTCTAAGTCTTCAATTCGTGCAGCGTTTCTTCTGATAGTGTCCAAATCGGAGTTGATATTAGCGATTTGGTTTTCTACATCCTCAGGAGCAGGAGACCAGTCGGTTGGTTTATTGCCTCTTTCAAGTTTTACAAGTTCAATAGATGATGTAGGGGTAGGAATAATGCCATGAACCTCGTGAAATATAGTTATACCTCTCCATGCTCTGTTAGGAGTTACTAAATCGACATTCTTACCCCATTGAATGTTTCCTGATATATATTGTCTTTCTCCTCCAAGTTCATTTGAGAAATAAGCAACAATTGCTCCATTTCTTTCAGACATACAAGAAAAAACATATTGCTTGTTAGGCTTGACTGTATCTGAAAGTAAATAAAATGTACCCATATAACCTCTTAATATGCGCTTGTCTTTGGAATTTAATACAAGGTTTCTTCCTCCTACTTGCATTTCATTTACTTTTTGTTCAGCAAAAGTCTTAGCTTGTTGTAGGTTCTGCTGGAGTTGTAAGATACGCGCTTGTTGCTCGGCTGTTAGGGCTATTCCTGCTTGTCGATTTGCTTCTGCTATGGCTTGGGCTTTGGTTAGTTCTGATTGTGTTCGTGCATAGTTTTCTGTAGCTGTTTTTGCAATAGATATAGATTGTTCACGAGCTTGTTTTTCACTCTGTACCTGCTGATTACCATACTGCTTTAACCTACTCTCCAATGAAAGCAAATCAGGATTAACAAGCTGCTTTATTTCTGTCTTGTTTCCGTCAGTGATACGTAGGTTGGCTTTGATAATGATTTCATTATCTAAGAGCAGGATATACTGCTCTCCATTTCCTGAGCTGATTTTATTGGTTACTAATTGCCCGCCTGTAATCTCGGTAAAGCCATTGATTTGGGCTATTCCTCGCTCTCCGTCGTACTCAGAATTGACTGTGGCATATAGGAAGTGGTAAAAGCCTGCTACTTCTTCCATGCCTATCTTGTTCTCTGATAGAACAAACTGAGCGGTTTCAGCTGTTTTACTCGCTTTGATATATAGGTAATAGGTTTTAGTTTTATTGTCCAATCTCCCTGATACAAAGGAAGAAACATACCAATACTTATAATCAGTTGCGGAGTGGCTTGGTTTGATGTCTGTGGTGCCAAGGGTGTAATGTTTTATCCAACCACTGCCAGCATTGATTTGCTTGTTGTTCTTATCAAAGTACAAGGTATGGGGTACGGTGATAGGGTTGGTCTTATTAGCAACAAAGGCAAATTGTCCTGACTTATTACCCACCAAAGCCATCATTGTTTGCACTGTGGCAGGAATAATGCTCTTTGTATATTCGGGAAATGCTTCTTCTACCTGCTTGATGGTCTCTAAGGCGTTACGCCAACTTCTTTTAGTCTCAGATATAGCTTTCTTGTTCATCTCTCCAAAATATACCTCTTGATTTTGGAGTTTGCGTATTTCAGAGGAAAAGGATTGTCCTTGTACCTTGTTGGATAGTTCTATCTGAGGACTATAAGGATTATTAACGTACTCTTTAAGCCCTACGATACGAATAGCCACGGGGGTACGCTGAAACTCATTATCTGAAAAGTTGATATATCCTCCCATTTTGAGCCGTCCGCCTACATTTGCCCAGTTCTTTTTTGCCCATATTCCGTCCAAATCACCAGTAAAGGTAAATAGGTCTGCTCTATTTTCATATAAATACTTACATGCTTCCTTCATCATCTCCCAGCTTGCTCCTGACTTGGTCGCGTTATCGCAAATATAAGCAGCAGGTAGGTGCATGTTATATACAGAATAACGATCACCCGCAGCAGGTTTAAATATATCATTAGGCATAGTGGTACCGTCTTCTTCCTTGGGGACAAGTTGAAAACGTTTTTTGGTATGGTCGTACTTTGATACTTCAAACTCACGCCCTGATAACATACCACTTTCAAAGTATATTACCATTTTCTCCCCCTTGATTTGGAGGTCTGCAAAGTTCAGCGCTTGAGGTATGGAGATGTCGGCAAAGTCATAGAAATGTTTGGCTTTATCAACCTCAAAAACAGCTGACACCGTACCTTTGCGACTTGGGTATATATGAGACAAATCAAGGCTTTGTTCATTGATAAAGCCGTTGTTTTGTGCATTCTTGATAGCTATTGATAGCCCTTTGTCGTCCGAAACAAAGGCTACTCCTTCATATACATACTCTTGTGATTTGGGTAGTAATAATTCCTTGTTGCCATACTTAGAGCGGTCAATATTGCGGTCGCCCCCTTGTACATAGAGGCGTGTAATACGACTTTGCTCGGTAGTACGGCTTACACCTGTCTTAAACCCTTTGCCTTTGCCATATTGGAGTGGTAAGGGATTATTCTTGAAATATTCTACCTTGTGAAGGTGTATCGTTTTACCTATAATCTCGTATTCTGTCTCAAAGGCTTTGGCGATCATGTCCAAGGCTTCTAAGCAGTTGTTATGGTTATAGCTGATAAGTTTCTCATTAGCTTCAATCGTGGTTCCTACCTGCCAGCCGCTGTCTATCATATTAAGACAATCTACCAATATTTGTATATGGTAGCGAGGAGATGCTGTAAAAGGAAATTTGAGGGTCTTATCATTTGGATTACGAAACTTGTAATTCTTCAGGTTTGCCCCCTCGCTGTCCATGGTAAGGGTATATTCAAAGTGTCTGCTGTTATGCTTCACCACTTTAGCAGGCTGATTGAGGGTATAGCGTTCCCCTTGTAACTCACACCATGCTCCAGTAGGTATATCTGTGTAAGTAGATAGGGCAAAGTATATGTTTAGGGTATGCTCGCCCATAATGGAGCGGTATCGGTAGCTCTCATCGGTAGGGAGGACATCTATATAAGTGCTGTTAAAGTGTAGTTGCATAGTATTAGATAATTGTTAGTTGTAAATCAAACTTGACCCATATAAGAGGGTCGTCAATATAGAGTTCGGTAATTTTGCCGTCTTTATAGATACATTTATAAGATTTCCCTTGATAGTTTAGGATGCGTTCTCCTGGTCTTACAAGGTCATAGAGTAATGCAAAATAACCCTTAGTAAAATCCGTTATTGGCAAATACATGAAACATTTGAGCGTTGCGGTGCGTTCCTGAAAGTATATAGGCACATCAGCGGCTATAAGACCACTCATAGTGCTATTTTGAGCAGTATAAGGTGTTTTAGCGTTACCTGCTGTGATAAGCTCTTGTTGTGTCCCCTCCAATAGGGTTATACCATACTGGGTTAGGTTTTTGCTATCAATATAGGCTTCTACATTATAAGCGGTTAGCGTTGGTGCTTGATAGGTATATCCTTGTAAGGGCAAATCATCAGAAAGACGAATATCAGCTGTTACATAGCCCCCAACGACTTGGATTTTGTTAAGACCAACCAATCGCAAGCGGTAGGTTAGATTGATAAAGTCAAAGGTATAATTAGCATAGGCATGAGCTGAAAGGAGCGTTACCAAATTGGGATATTGACTTTCAGGTA